ATGTATCTCAGAATGTTGCTCGTGCTTATGTTCGTGCTTTAGGTGGCTTCGGTGCTTCAGGTTTAGGTGCTAACGGTACTAATAACTTGGGTACGCAATGGTGGAACAACGGATCACTTTCATTCGATGGTGTGAAGATATTTGTTGCAAACGGATTAGCTGACAACAGAATGGTAGCTGCTCAAAAATCTAACTTGTATTTTGGAACAGGTTTACTTTCGGATCAAAATCTTGTGAAATTGATAGATATGGCTGATCTTGATGGAAGCAAAAATGTCAGAGTGATTATGAGGTTTACTGCAGCTTGTCAGTATGGAATAGGATCAGATTGCGTTCTATACTCTTAATTAATTATAAACCATAAAAAGGGGTAGGTGGGTAATTGCCTATCTACCCTTTTTTTTAAACTAAAAAAATATATGGCTTGTCAAATAACATCAGGAAGAAGCCTCGCTTGTAAATCAGCATTCGGAGGCATTAAAGCAGCATATTTCTTTGACCTAGATGATCTAGGTACACCGACATATACTGCAGGAAAAATAACCGCAATAGCAGGTACTCCAACGTTTTATAAGTATGATTTAAAAGGTAGTTCATCTCTAGAAACAACTATAACTAGTTCACGAGATAACGGAACAACTTTTTATACTCAGACTTTGAATATGACTTTAACATATTTAGACAACGCAACACAACAAGAAGTACAATTAATTGCAGCAGGTAGACCATCTGTAGCGGTTGAAGATTATTATGGAAATATGTTTGTTTGCGGATTGGAAAATGGAATGGAACTAAATGGCGGTACTATCGTAACAGGTACTGCTGCAGGTGATCTTTCAGGATTCACTCTTACCTTAGAAGGAATGGAAGAAACTGCTGCTCCTTTTATCACATCTACGTTGGTCACAGCAGGAACTCAAGGTTCTCAGATTAATCCTACTGCTTAATTTTTGTTTGTAATTGAATGACACCTCATCCTGAAAAGGTTGGGGTGTTTTTTTTTGCCTTAAAAGAGTTGACACTACACTACTATCCATTGTTTTTAACAAATATATAAATGCAAGAAATACAAAATAAAATACAAGAATTAGAAAGCCAATTAACAGGCAATATGTTTGCGGATATGAACGTAAAGGATGAAATCCATAATTTAAAAATGAAAATGAACGGCACAAAACCACCTGAACAAGAAATAGATTGTATTGGCTGCGGATCATAAAACAAAATACAAAAAAAAATACGTTATATAAGTATGATTGTTTTAACGACAAGTGCTAACGCACAAATTTTTAATGTAATTCCTAGAGATTATAGCCTTTCAGATTTCACTATGACAATAAGAGATGACTCAACCAACGTGACTGTAACCTATCAAATAACAGGAGCAGCAGTAGATGGTAACTATGTTACTTTTGAAAATATATTCTCACCAATTCTAGTAGAGAATCACTTTTATGACCTGACTTTATCTGATGGTACTAATGTTATTTTTAAAGATAGAATTTTTTGTACCGATCAAACCATTAATCAAGTTGATGGTGATTATTACAACATAAACGAAGGTCAATATACATCAGACGAATCTTACAATAACGAATATATCGTGGTATGAAAAGAAATAACAAGAGCCTTCCAATTGGGGTTACTCAAACCAAGTCTAATTTAAGTTTTGTAAATCTAAGTACTTACACAAGTCCTAAAATAGTTGAAGTTTCACAGAAGGAGTGGGTAGGATATGGTGCTGATAATAACTACTTTCAGTTTCTTATAGACAGATACAACGGCAGTCCAACAAATAACGCTGCTATAAACGGTATAAGCCAACAGATTTACGGCAAAGGTTTGAGTGCTACAGATGGTAACAGAAGACCTGATCAGTACGCTCAAATGATTACAATGTTTTCTAAAGATTCTGTAAGAAAGTTATGCTATGACTTAAAGTTAATGGGTCAATGTTCTGCACAGGTTATTTACTCAAAAGACAGATCAAGAATAGTAAGTGTTGAACACATTCCTATTGAGACTTTAAGAGCAGAAAAATGTAATGAAGATGGAGACATTCCTGCTTATTATTACTTCAAGGATTGGACTAAAATAAAACCAAGTGATAAGCCTTTAAGGATACCTGCTTTTGGTATGTCAAAAGAAGCCATTGAGATATTTTACATCAAGCCTTATCGATCAGGGTTTTATTACTATTCACCTGTAGATTATCAAGGAGGAATCCAATACGCAGAGATAGAAGAGGAGGTATCAAATTATCATTTGAATAATATAATTAATTCATTTGCTCCTACCACGTTGATCAATATGAACAATGGAGTTCCTAATCAAGAGGAAAGAGAATTAATTGAAAGCAGAATAGCATCTAAGTTTACAGGCAGTTCAAATGCAGGTAGATTTATATTATCATTTAATGACAATAAAGAATCATCATCAGATATTATTTCTATTCCAATAACAGACGCACATAATCAGTATCAATTCTTATCAACTGAAGCCACACAAAAAATTCTAGTTGCTCATAGGATTGTCTCACCTATGTTAATGGGTATCAGAGATGGAGGAGGATTCAGTTCAAATGCTGATGAAATAAAGAATGCTTCTATCTTAATGGATAACACAGTAATTAGACCTTTTCAGGAATTGCTTATAGAATCATTTGATCAAATACTAGCTTATAACGGTATCAGTTTAAACTTGTTTTTTATCACTCTACAACCTCTAGAATTTACTGAGATTGATACAGACCTACAAGACAAGGAAACCGTAGTTGAAGAAACAGGTATTGAGATGAGTTCAAATACTCATTTAGATGATTTTATTTCTTTGGGTGAAAGTGAAGAAGACCTATTAAGCAACTATGAATTAATTGATGTGTCTGAAGTTGATTATGACAAAGACGATGAATTTGATCTGAAGGTTCAGGAATTAAATGAGCCATCTTTGTTAAGTAAAATAGTAAACTTAGTTTCAATAGGTACTGCTAGACCCAAAGCAAAATCTGCTCAAGATGGAGGTACAAAACAAGACCCTGATTTAAAGTTTTTAGTAAGGTATCAATACGCTCCTTTAAAGACTCAAGGTGATTCAAGATTATTCTGTAATAAAATGGTTTCAGCAGCTAAGATTTATAGGAAAGAAGACATAATTCAACTCACAGATAAGCCTGTTAATGCAGGATTTGGTGTAGGAGGTTCTGCAACTTATTCAATTTGGCTTTATAAAGGCGGTGCTAGATGCAATCATAAGTGGTTTAGAAAGACTTATATGATTAAAGACGGTGATCAAACCGAAACAACAACAACTGCTGCTAAATCTAAAGGATTTGTAGCACCTGTAAATGAACAACTTGTACCTGTTGCACCGAAGGATATGCAGTACAAAGGATATACCGCTGCATATTGGAATAAAATGGGTTTTAAAAATTAAGATATGGCAACAGTATTATTCATAAATCGCACAGACCTAGTTCGCAATTCCATTTTAGACGGCAATGTTGACACAGACAAATTCATTCAGTTTGTCAAGATCAGTCAACAGATAAATATTCAGAACTATTTAGGTACAGAACTATATAATAAGTTCACGACTATAATAGGAAATGGAGACATTGACACAAATCAATATGTTAACTATAAAATGCTTTTAAATGAGTATATTCAGCCGATGCTCATATGGTATGCGCAAGTCGATTACATACCATTTGCAGCTTACCAAATAAAAAACGGAGGGGTATATAAGCACAGTTCTGAAAACGCTGAAACAGTAAGCAAAACAGAGGTTGATTATCTTGTAGAAAAAGCAAGAACTTATGCGGATTGGTACTCAAGAAGATTTATTGATTATATGGCTTTTAACCAAGAGTTATTTCCTGAATACACTTCAAATATTAATAATGATATTTATCCAAGTTACGATGCTACTTTTAACGGTTGGGTTTTATGAAATACAAAGTAAAGCAAGAGAATATTGAAAAATTAAAGAAGTTTTTACTAAAACTAGAAAACAAAAATGGCTGATTTATTTAATCAACAAATATCTGCAACGTATTCAGGGTTATTGAAAACCACAAGCAGCGGAGTTCTTACTTCTTCACTCACTCAAATAACGGATGGAAGAGGTAACGGATCGCCATTGTATATTTCAACTGCTGCAATTAACTTTTACAACGCTTATTCTTTTCCAATCACAGACGGAACTGCTGATCAGGTTTTAAAAACCGATGGAGCAGGAGCAATCACTTGGCAAGATGATGCTAATAGCGGAACTGTTACATCAGTAGCGTTAAGTGTTCCAACAGGGTTAACTGTTACGGGTTCACCAATTACCACAAATGGAACTATTACTATAGGTGGTACGCTAGGGGTTGCCAATGGAGGTACGGGTGCAACAACATTAACGGGTATTTTATTAGGTAATGGTACAAGTGCTATTTCTAGTATAACTAGTGCTAATGATGGATATATTTTAACTGCCGATGGAGTAGGTGGTTATGCTTTTGAAGTAGCATCGGGAGGTGATGTAAATGTAAGCGGTACACCTGTTGCCGATCAAATAGCTATTTGGACAAATGCAACTACAATTAAAGGTGATCCTACTTTAACGATAAATGCAACTACACACGAGATACTTTTAGATCAGCCAAGTAATGAACCTAGAGATGGTTATAATTATAATATTGGTGGAGGTAATATTTTAGCTACAAGAGGTATAAGAAATGTAGGCTTTGGTAATGATAATTTAAATGTTGTAACTAATGGAAACTTTAATACTGCCTTTGGGTCTGAGGCTTTACTTTCTAATACTGATGGAAGTAATAATGTTTCTGTTGGATTAAATTCAATGTATCTTAATACTACAGGAAACAATAATACCGCAATAGGTCACAGTGCTTTAGCAGGTAATTCAGTTAGTAGTTTTAATACTGCTATTGGATCATCTTCCTTTAATAATGCAACAGGATCATATAACACAGGGATAGGTTACGGTTCAGGTTCAGCGATAACCACAGGATCAAAAAACGTAATTATTGGACGATTTACAGGTACAACAGGTGAATCACCTACTCCTGTTTATGACATTAGAACATCATCTAACAATATTGTTATCTCAGATGGTGATGGTAATGTTCGGCAGACATTTGATG